CTTTATTTTCTTGTATTTTTCTACGATATATTAGATTGTATTTTATATCCTCAATATTCATAGGCGGTAAGGAATCGTATAATAACGACATTTTTTGCTGCCTTTTTTCTGCAAGTTCAAGACGTTGTTTTAAGTAGTTTTCATCATAAGTTTCAAGGTATAAGTAACGGCATAGTTCATTAGCACGAAGACAGTTATCTATATATTCATTTTGTAGGCGGGTAGTAGACATAGTACGATAGTATGCAATATATTTAGGCATAGATTTAAGGCAGATTTGAGTAGGAAGAAACCAGTATTTTTTAAGGATAGTTTTTTCATTATCTTCAATATGGAATTTATAAGAAGGGTCCAAGACCTGAACAATAGAGATACGTTTAGAAATAAGATTACACAATTCAGTATAAGCATCACGAATTTGTTTAGGTAATACAACGGAAAGAGTAGGGAAATAGATACGACGAAAGTAAGCAGGCATAGTTACAGTTTGAGTATAACCCGTAAACGGGTCAGTAGCGGTTATTTTTGTATCATCAGGATGAGAACGATAATGTGCCAAGAATCTACGAGCATATTCAGCACCAAGACCACCATTTTTGCGAGAAGTAAGAAAGAAGAGAGGATTTTTACCAGCAGGCGGAATAAATTGTTTTTTCATATACTTCATAACATAAGAAATAGCACCTTGTTTACAAGGAAGACAGTAAGCAAAGCCGAGAGATTCCATAACGGGAGAACCGTCAGTATTATATTCACCTGTGAAGCAAGTCCAACAAGATTCTATAAAATGCAGAACGGAAGTAATAGTACGAAAATGTTCGGAATCATTAGGGAAGTTCCAGAGTATCACATGATAGTGCGGACGTTTAGATTTAGAGCCATATTCACCAACAGCGACATAACGAAGGTTATGAGATATATTTAAACGGTCTAGTTTGATACGTAGACGTTTGAAGAATAATTGCATTTCCTCTTTAAAGATACCACATTTAGGCAAATGTTTAGGATTATATGTAAGCGTAAGGAAGTAAGGCATAGAACTAGAAGTAGCATTTTCACAGATAGCACGAAAAGCCCATTCACGAGACTTTTTATCACGGCAGAGCTCACATTTACCACAGGGAACAAGTATAAACATAGGGAATGTTTCACCTGTATGTTTGTTAACTATGTAATAATCATCTATATTATCAGAAGTTACACCAAAACGATAGGGACTAAATCTCCATTCGGGAAAAGAGTATTTATAATACTCTGCAATCGAGTTAGAAATAGTAGTTTCACCTTTAGGAGTAACATAGGTTTTATATGTAGTAAGAAGATACTTAAGTTGAGCATTCCGAATAATAACAGGATTCTCACAATATATTTGTTTCATAAATTCACAGAAGGAATACTTAGAGCAATTCGCAACTGAAAGCTAGATTTAAAACGCTCATTTACAAAGGCGTGTCAATTGCTCTATATATATCAAGTTATAGCAGACGATTTTAGAAGAAATCGTAAAAAAGCGGGGTAACAACCCCGCTTATTTAAGTGGTGAAACTTTATCAATCATAAAGCCTAAAGCACGAAAACACTCAGACAACCAATGCTCAGAACCGTCAAGATTTAAATGAATAGATAAATCCATAAGCTTTTCATAATTATCCATTTGCAAAGCCTTAATCATCTCAGATTTTTGAGCATTATCCAACCGTCCATTAGCTTGAATAATCATTTCAGTACCTTGCTTCAAGAAAGTAAGAGCAGAAGTTGCATCATTTACATTTGTTCTTGAAATAGATTCTGCTATTTCATAAGGAAGAAGACCCAAAATACGCTTAGTATTAGCAGAATTAACACCAATTTTAGATAGAATCTCACGAATTTCATAACGTTGTTTATCTTTTCTTAAGTTATATTCAAGCATTGCTTGAACTTGTTGAAAAGTACGATTTTCCATTTGTGATTGCAAATCTTTAATCTTTTCTTGAGATTCTTTAACGCTTTGTTGCATTACTTTGATTTGCTCAACAGCTACTTCAATCTGTTTACCTTTCAAACCAGCATCAGCAAGTTTTTGTTTAACATCAGCTTCATTAATATCCGTTTGGCCTTTCAAAAGTTTAGGCAACCACTCATTATTAATAGTCTGACCAGTTGTTTCAGCAGCAGTTTTTTCTGCTTGGCTTTCGGCTAATTTTGCTTGAGCATTCGTTAAACGAGTAGTAGCAGCCTGCGAAACAATATCACCAATAGTACGTTTATTGGCAAGGTTAGAGACATCAGTAGATTGAGAACCTTCTCCAGCAGTCATTTCAGGAGAAGCACCAGACAAATTTTGTTGTCCGTACATCAAATCAGAATTCAAACCAGCAGCTTTATAACGAGCCATTTGGGCAGAAGGAGTATTATATTCATTTTCACGATTCCATTGTTCTATGTTCCACTCATTTTGCTGTTTGGCAAGGTTCAAATTCCAATCACGATTCTTTTGGTTTTCCTCTTTTTGGGCAGCTATTTGTTTATCAATATTCTTATTTTGACTACGGGCACCAAAAAAAGAACCAATGGCACCCAAAGGATTGAGCGCCAAGTTAGTTACAAAATCAGCCATAATTAACCGAATTTACGTTTATCAATTTTATGTGCCTTAAGCACTTTATTTTTGGAAACTTGTTCAAGTTCCCAAAGTTCACACATATCAGCAGAACGTTTAAATACGGGTTCAACGTCCCAAGATTTAGCAGAGGAAATAGAATCACCTTCAAGGAACTGTTTTTCATTCGGAAGATTAACGGCAATACCTCTATCCGTCAAATCCTTGATATTTTGAGGAGTAAGAGCAAGATTAGGTTTAGTAATCTCATAATCAACACCTATTTGAAGTTTACAGGTAACAGGCTTAATTTGAGCCTTCATAATTCTTTTTGCCATAATAAAAAAATTTAAGATAAATATTTTAGGGGTATAGCACCGCACGCCTTAGCGTGCTGAGGTTCCGTCGACGGATATCAAGGTACTAGACGTTAAGAGGTGCTACGCGCACCTAATTGTACCTCTCGACGTTCAAACGCCACGCAGGCTCTTACCATTCGGATAATAACGTACACGCGTATAATACGCGCGCACGCTATAAAACAAACTAATCGAGCCGCGGAATAGCAACACGGGCAATAGGCAGTTTACAAGTAATGTCAAACCAAATTTGGCCGTAAATCTTATCCGTAGTTTCAGTAACTGCAAACACATCAGTAACCTGTTCAGGGTCAACAATCAAGAAGTTTTGAGAAAGTTGCGGTTTTTGGTCAAACACACGATGCATAAGGAAGTTGCTCAAATTTGTACGGAACAAACCGTGTGCAACATCATATTTTTGAGCGAACTCATACCACGGGCGATTGTAACCAAAAGTTTCAGTAAGAGAATCAGGATTATCATTATATGCTTGAATAGGGCATACCTCATTATATTTAATAGGCTGAAAGCCAATCAAGTTAAATTCGGGCTGATAATGTTCCATGAGACCACGATAAGTGAAATGTTTCGGTAACAATTGGGTATAAACAGGTAGGGGAGTGACAATAAGAAGACCCATTATTATAGATTCTTCATCACAGAAGCACTCTATATTCGCATTAGCTTCACCACGGACACCAGCAAGACCAGCTTGAGAACCGAGTGCCTTAGCATACTCATTTGTTTGTCCTTGTACGTTTTGGTCTACTGCTTGGGTAACGCTATTAACATCAATATCACGAGAAACACCGCCAAAAAATTCGGGCATAAGCAAATCAGCATAACGTACTTTTACGTCAAATCGACCTTCTACGATATCCTTGTAGGAATAGCCTTTACGCATATTCAGTTCGAGGAACTTTTGATAACAATTAACCATACGAAGGTCAGGAATAGAAATACCGGATGTTGCAAGGTCATACAATGAACGGGCTTGACGTACTTGAGTACCGTTATCAAGTTCTACGTACTCAACACCTTCTAGACCTTCATCAGATTGTGTAAAAGAAAGTCCGTACTTTTTACCGTCTTCATCAACAAGAGAAGTTTTTACCAATTCTGTAGTTGTACCGTCTTCATTCCGGACAGTTTGCGTATACGTAGTAATACCAACTAGTGGGGCATTGCCTTGTTGCGGAGATTGAACAGCAGTTGTTAAGAAATCCTTTTCCCAGTTAGCATAACGAAGTTCATACAAAGTATTATCAATACCACCTTCATCCGTAGGAATCCATTTATTATACTGAACTTGTCCGTTCAAATAATAGGGATTATTACGATTGTCACGGATAAATGAGTTATAAATACCTTCATAGGCACGAAAAGCATAAGCAAGGATTTTTTGTTGTTTATCCTTATTACTGCTTTGGCTATTATACCAAGGAGAAGTAGAAAGAGATAACTCTTGAATATCACCCTGTGAAGATTCAATAATACTACTACTTACAACCTGTTTAAACTTAGACAAGGCAGTAAACAAATCAGGATTAGAAGTTTGTAATTTCGCATTCCAAGATAAGAATACCGCCAAATTAGACGACCAATCAGAAGGAGAAACAAAGCTAAATGAACAAGACAATTGTGACATGTCCTCATTAGTAGAATACAAAGATTCGTTGCATCAAAAATGCTTTGTGCCATAATTATTTTTTTAATACAGGGTTAATACTAAGAGAATCAACAGAAGTTGTTTGCTCCGTACCTTGGTTCGAGTTGTTATTTTGTTTTTGAACCGAGAGACTAAGCGTACAAGCCGAGGTAAGAATGATAGCCGCAATTGTAGTAATACAGGTGCAGACCGCAGTAATGATTTTGTGGATTTGGTCATTTGTTAGTTTCATTTTATTAATTGATATTTAGGATTAGTAATTTGTTGATAATTAGCAAGAAAAAGTTTGTCGGGATTATAACGACAAAGACAATCACGTAACTTTTCAGCAGCACGGACAGTAGGAAATTCACCAAGAAGAAACGTAGTAATTTGTTCTTGAGAGGCACGATAGAGTACATCAATAGTTACTCGTAACAGGTATTCGGGTTCTTGTTTTGCCATTAGTCAGAAATTAAAGAAGTTGTACAAACATAATGGGACAGAAGATTAAAGGAACGGACTATATTAC